CTGCCGCTGGAACGGTACAGCCCTGCTTGGGTTCGATGGTCAGATAGGAGCCGGTCTTGCTGCCCTTGAACAGCAGCTGGTAATTTGGGATCTCCGCAGTCCCCACAATTCTGGCATCCGGGCAGCGGAACTGCATCTGTTTCACGTTCAGATTGCTGCCGTAGGCAAGGTAAAACTTTTTCATGCAATCAAATCCTTTCTGAAAGGGATACCCTTTCACCACCATAAGACCGCCGAAGCGGTCTGGTGTAGCTGGTAGCAAAAGGCTGTCCCTTTATCTGCCGAACCGGAAAGCGGCATCGCCATCAAGGTTCTTGGTAAGAAAATTTCTCGCAGTGGAGAATTCCTCGCCGACCAGTCCCAGCCGGATCAGCCATGTCCGCATTGCGAATTTCGGATTTTCCGTTTGCTGTGGTTTCGGACTGGCGGTTCGCAGTCCCTTTGCCATTTCGGAAAGGGCAAGGCAAAGCTGAATGTAGCTTTTCAGCTGTCCGGCATGGAGTCCGTTTTTCTTTTCTGCTGTAGGCTTGTCAAACTGGAACAACCGGAATTCAATTGTGCCTTTTGTAAAAGTTGCATGGAAGTTCAGCATATGGTATCGGCTGTCGTTGTAGTGCTGATTTCTGCCGTAATTTGCACCATTTGCCGTATACCAGATGTCTGCAAACTGTGCCATGTTGGTGGGCTTTTTCTGGTTCAGCTGTTCGATGAATTGGGGATTGACCGTTCTGCACGGAGGAGATAGCAAGTGGCTAAATCTACAGAAAATGAGGTCAAAAGATTGTGTAGAATACACCCTTGCAATCCTTGCGATTGTATGGTAACATACTGTACAATGAAGGAGGTTTCGCCTTATTTTTTCGCCTCGGATACGGTCTGGAAACTGTCAATTTCGGGAATCAGGGCAAGGGAAGAACCGGATATTTTTCATTTCGCATAGAAATCAGCTGTAATTTTGTCCCTTTTGGATACTGCTTTCGGAGTTGCTCCAGATAAGATTTACTCGGAAACTGCATCAGTATCACCAACCTTTCTGAATGCGGAATTGCCTGTGAGATTGCGAAGAATGACCTTTCTTGCCGTCTTGAATTCTGCACCCACCATTCCCAGACGAATCAAGAAACACCGCATGGTGTACTTGGGATTGTCGGAGGTGTCCGGCTTGCGGTTGATGCGGCTCTGGTTCTTGGCAAATTCACAGAGCATGGAAATGAAGGTGCAGTAGGCATCTGCATCACCGTCCTGTTCGACCGTGAACCATGGGAATTCCACCTTTTCATCAGACGGAATGATGTCCAAACAGTCGGTTTGAAAAGCTGCCTGAAAAAGGGCAACCTTGTTTTCGCAGATTTGCCGGAGATTACCGAGCGTATGCTCCGTGAAGAAATCGGCTGGCATCTGCACCGTCAAGCCCTTGGATTCTGGTTCTGTGGTGTCCGGAACAGCATAGCCCCGACTTGCCAGTTCAGTAAGAAGCCGTTCTGTTTCCTTACGGTCGGCTTGGTCACTGATTTCCAGATCACCTGCTTTGGTAACAGTGTAGCATTCCCCGATTTTGTAGGCACAGGTGGGCATATACTGATATTCTGCCGTTGTTCCAATGATCATGGCTACCGCCCACGCCAGTTTCTTTCGTTCATTTCCAGCCAATCCAAATTTAATTATCATATGTTTTCCTCCCGATTTTCGGTGATTTGCCTTTCGGCAGTACATATGTTAACTCTTTTTTCCACAGATAGCAACTGTGAGATGTGTAGAATGTTTCGGCGGTCATTTGTAACAGATCACAAATCTGCCCAGACGATTCCGGCAAGCACAAAAACAGCTACATTCAGACAGATGCCATTCCCCCAAAGGCGGTACTCTGCTGCATCACGATATGGATCTTGCAGCCATTTCTGTACCATCTTTCGGCTTTTG